TGTCAAAAGCTGAGGAGTTTAATCTGACGGAAAAGGAAAACAAACTGAACATCCGATCCAAGAACATGAACGTGAACCTGACTACCATCATTGACGAGGAAATTGTTGATCGAATTGGTCTTATCAGGAAATCACTTGATAAAAAGAAATGGATCAAACTGCCTGAGAACTTCATGGAGTGCGCTAAACTCTGTTCCTTTGCGGCGTCAAAGACTGAGGCGGAATCAACTCTTTCCAGCATCTATGTGAATGGCAAAGACTGTATGGCCTTTAACAATGATCAGTTTGCTTCCGCTGAACTTAAAGGAACAGTTAAAGAATTCTTTTTCAAAGCATCCCAGATATCAAACCTATCATCCATTGAGCCAATTTACTACATCCTGACGAAAGCCTGGATTCACTTTAAGAATGAAGATGGCTGTATCTTCTCCATAAGACGTATTGACGGTGACTTTCCTGATCTTCTTGATGTCCTTGACTTTGAAGGTCAATCGGTCGATTTATCAACGGACATTCTTGAGGGTGCTGACATTGCATCAATCTTTACCGATTCTCTTGAGCCTGTTGTGACCATTAAGATTTCAAAAGGAAAATGCATTGTGTCTGTGAAATCCGAAGGTGGGGGTTCACAGCATCGGTCCAAGATAACATATGAAGGACCTGATATTGAGTTCAATCTCAATCCTGATTTTCTCAAGGAAATGCTGGCTCACTCAACAACTATAACCCTTGACGAGAATTCCACAAAGGCGAAACTGTCCACAGAAAACTTCACAATGATGACCAGTTTGAAATCATTGGAGGAATAATACATGGGTTTCTTTACCAAAACCCAACTGCAAAAGCGATCTGAGGTAAAGGTTGATATCAATGATCTTGAATCAGATTGCTTATCCTGTGGGTTATACAAAAAGTGTGACCACCCGAGAATGGAGTACTCAGGGCAGGGAAAGAAAGGAATACTGATTATAGGTGAATTCTCAAGTGACGAGGATGATGTCTATAATCAGCATTTCTATGGAGAACGTGGCGATCCTCTAAGGCAACAATTAAGGTTCAATAATGTTGATATGAATCGTGATTGCTGGAAAGTAAATGCGATCAGATGTTGCCCTGATGGACACACTCTTCCAAGTCCTGCTCAAGTACAGAGTTGTTTCCCTTATCTAAAAAAGGTAATCACACAACTCAAACCTAAATTAATCTTACTTATGGGTGATCTTGCTGTATCATCCTTGTTCGGAAAAGACTACTCAAACAGAAGTATCCACAGATGGAGAAAATATGTTATACCTGATCAAGTGTATGGTTGTAATATCATTCCTCTTTATCATCCTTATCATATTTTCAGGACAAAAAAGAAGAAGAAAGACAAAAACCTTGAGAGTGTATTCAATCGGGACTTAAAATTTGCTATCAGACAGTTGGAACGCCCGGTTATTCAGCAAAAGAACTATGAAGACAATGTAACCCTACTGACTGACTTCGGGCGTGTTAAAAAGCTGTTAAAACGCATCCTACAACGTAAGTCAAAAATATACTTCGATTATGAGGCGACAGGCTTAAAGCCTTTTAGAAAAGGACACAAGATTGTCACCATCGGAGTTGCAGTATCTCCAACAAAAGCATTCGCTTTTCCTTATCAGTGGAAAAGTTTCTGGACAGAAAAAGAACTAAAGGTCATTAAGAAACTCTGGAAGAAGATTCTTGCAGATGATGAAATCCTCAAGATGGCTCATAATGCCAAGTTTGAGCAAGTCTGGTCAATGGTCTTCTTTAATGTTCTTCCCAGGATTCATTTTGATACCATGATGTGTGAACATGTCCTGGATAATAGATCAGCATCGACAGGTTTGAAATTTCAGACATTCGTAAGGTTCGGTGTTCGTCCATATGATAAAGAGATTGCTCCATTCCTGAAATCAAAGAATGGTGAATTCAATACGGTTGAGAAAGCTCCTTTTAAAGAACTCCTCACATACAATGGACTTGACTGCATTTATGGGTGGATGGTCTATGAGCAACAAATGCCTCAGATCACAAAGAGGAGAAATCTAAGTGATGCCTTGAGATCAGTCTTGGGTGAGGTTGATGTTCATTCCAAGAGCATGTTGAGTGCCTACAATTTCTTCATGGAAGGCAACAATCAGATGGCTAAGATCCAGTTGAATGGTATCAACATGGATTCTAAGTACTATCAGAAAGCGGAAATTGACTTAGGCAAGAAGATAGACAAGCTGAAAGCGGAACTGGAGAGTGGTCGTGAGGCAAGTATGTTTCACAAGATGTTTCACAGACCAATCAAGATTACTTCCAATCAGGACTTAGGAAAGCTGTTCTATGAAGTTCTGGGAAAAGATCCTGTCTATACTGCTAAAGGCGGATACAAGACGGATAAAATGACTCTTGAGGGTTTGAACTTACCCTATGTCAAAAAACTCCTGCAAATGAAAAAGTACGAGAAAGCCAAGGGAACGTATCTTGGTCAGTTTGCAAGAGAGATATTCAGGACAAAGATGTATCCGTTCTGGGATTTGAATATTCCTGTCAGTTACAGGAGTTCATCATCAAAACCGAACTTTCAGAATATTCCTAAACGTGATGCAGAGATCAAGGCAATAATCAGAAAAGGGATTGTTCCTAAACGTGGTTGTGTTCTATCTGAAATTGACTTTTCAGGTGCAGAGGTTATCACTTCTGCCACTTATCACAAAGATCCAACTTTCATCAATTATCTGATTGATCCTGCAACGGATATGCATCGTGATAATGCAACTGACCTTTTGATGCTTCCACCTGACATGCTTGAGAATCCTGACTATACTCTGGAACAAAAGAAGAAGGTCAAGATGATTCGATTCTTTGCCAAGAACAATTGGACCTTTGCTCAGTTCTACGGTGATTGGTTTGGTTCTTGCGCTCCAATGTTCTGGGAGAATGTCATTGAGGCTGACTTAGAACTTCCTAACGGAATGACATGCAGGGAATGGCTTGAAGAAAAAGGCATCTATGAACTGGGTGAAATTGAGAAAGATGGTCCAACTGAAGGCAGTTTCATGGAACATTGTGCCCATGTTCAAGAGAAGATGTGGAATGAAAGATTTCCTGTATATACTAAGTGGAAAGAAGATATTGTCAACGAATACAGGGATCATGGGTTTATTCCCAATCACTTTGGTTTCAGATTTTCAGGATATATGTCAGACAATCAATGTACTAACTTTCCAATCCAGTCAGCAAGTTTCCACATGTTGGTATACACTCTGATTGAGGTACAGAAATTCATTGATAAGAACAACCTGAAAACCAAGATAGTCGGACAGATTCATGATAGTATTATCAGTAACGTTCCTGAGGATGAGATCAAATTCTACCACGCAGGAGTGAATAAAATTGTTAAAGGGTTACAGGGAGAATTTCCTTGGTTGATTATTCCGATGGAAGTCGAGGCTGAAATATCACAGTTAAGAGAAGATGGAGGAAACTTTTCTGATCTTAGAGAGGTTGATCCTGATAATGCAAGCTTAGAAATTTGGAAGGAGGCCGCATGAGTAAATCAAATCCAATTGATTGGCAAGGTGTGGAAGCGAGAAACCAATCACGGAAATTTAATCTTATGTTGGTACGGGTATCATAAAGATCCTTATCTTTGCTCTATCAACGAAAGGTATATTGAACTGGTATGAATAAAATAGCCATGACTCTTGATTCAATATTGGATCTAAAAGAGCAAGCAATAAAGAATGGAAAACTTGCTGAATGGGCAGAAGTATTGCAGGATTGGGCAGTGGCCGCAGATAGACATATTCAGTCACCACAATTACAGCAATGCCAACATGTAATAGTGGATTGCAGAAATGAAGTGGTGGTCAGTGGATACATGTGTACCAAATGCAATGCTGTATTTGCCGCAGGTGATCAAGGTGAATAAATACCTGACAAAGAATTTATATGTGTCTACCTCTAAAGATATGTGTTGGTTCCGATACAGAGACAGAGGTTTGTGTCTTGATAACAGACCTTTGAACTTCTCCGAACGACACGGATATACAAAATATCTGAGGCTTTTCGGTAAGTGGAAAATCACATACCTGCACAAGGAAAAGGATATAATTACATTCGGCAAAAGTCATTAACTTTTCATTAATTTGTGCTTGACTTTTCATTGAAATAGTTTTATCATACTGAAAATGAAAAATTAAGAAAACAACAGGAGATAACATGGGCATCACGATAAGCGTAACAATACCGAATCCTTTAGAACAGGAGCTAAGTAAAAAGGCAAAAGAATCAGGGATGTCCCGATCAAGGTTCATCTGTAATATCCTTCTTAAATGGGATGAAAAGATGAAACAGCCAGTAAGACCGCATCGGGATCCTAAAGAAATTCATATAGGCATGGATTTGAATGCAGTTCCTAACGATTGCCCAAACAGGGATTCAGATGGATTTTGCAATGTATTCGACCTTATTTGTAATGCTCCTCAAAGTCAAGCAAATACGTGTGTAGGTTACCCTAAAGACGAAAACAGAGGAAAATAAATGAGCCTACAGACACAATATAGACCTTCAACGTTGAAAATGTTAGCTGGTAACCCAGATATCAAAAGTAACCTCGAGGTTCTATTAAAGAGGGAAAAGCCACCAGCGGCATTTTTAATCGTGGGACCATCCGGATGCGGAAAAACTACTATGGGCAGAATCATTGCCCGCGGTCTCGGGTGTGCCAAATCATCTTTTCAGGAAATGAATACCGCAAATGACAGAGGTCTTCCTGCGATACGAAAAGTCCTTGATAAGTTACACTATCTTCCTTTAAAAGGGAATAAGAAAGTTGTATTGTTTGATGAGGCACACCAAATTACCCATGCTTCTCAGGAAGCGTTATTGAAAGCATTAGAAGAACCACCTTCTCATGTTCATTTCATTATCTGTACGACAAACCCAGAAGCACTTAAAGACACATTTAAACGGCGTTGTCATATTTATGAAGTCGAGCTATTAACAAGTTCTGAATTGATGAAAATGATGCGGCGGATCTTGAATAATGAGAAAGTGAAAGACTTTCCGGATGAGATACTTGATAGAATCATTGAATTGTCAGGAGGATCGCCAGGAATTGCTCTGAAAAACCTTGATCAAGTCATTGATATGAAGGATGATATTAAAGGTGCAATCAAGACCTTGAAATCGTCAGGAACTGCTGAGGCAGAAGTCAAGGATATTTGTCGTGCCTTGATTAATTTCAACATGTCGGATTCGGCAAGATGGACCAGAACTAAAAAACTCCTGAGTGTTCTCAAAACCGATGGCGAATCAGCAAGACGACCTATCATGGGTTATCTATCTAAGGTTTTGATCAGTAATAAGATGGACAATAATAACGACCTTATAGCATTGATCATGGAAGAATTCAAACATAATTTCTATGATTCGGGTAAGGACCAATTAAGACTTGCCTGCTATGCCGCTTGCCAGGTCGGAGAGGATGAAGAATAATGCCTGAAATGCGAAATTATAACCTCGATATAGAGGTAGATGAAAATGATCTTGAGGGAGAATGGATAACACATCCTTCAGTTTTTATGCACTATACCAAATTACTTGCTGATGCCATAGCAAGGCGGGATGATGCTAAACTCAAGATGGAATGGATTGCCGCTAACATAGACCTTGATGTCAGAAAGCATTGGCAATCCAAATATGATTTCGCATCCAAGCCAGCTGAAGGTGCTATCAAGAATACAATCTTGACCAATAGAAAATACCTGAAAGCTTACCGCAAATTCAATAAGTGTGTAAAGGTGGTCAACTCGCTTACCGGCGTCAAGACTGCCTTTGAACATAAGAAACACGCCTTGGGAAATCTTGTTTCCTTGCAAATATCAGGATTTCATTCTGAGCCGCGTAATAAGGTTCGGGATTTAAAAAAGGCGATGGACATTGGCAATCACCATAAACATAAGGAGAGTCTGACTGCAAGGATGAAAGCACGTAAAAAATTACGTGGAACAAAGGAATAGGGCTTAGTCCCGTATAACATTTATTATTTAGGAGAATGATTATGAGTTTCAGAGACAGGATGAAAAAACGTAAAGGTGGATTGAAAAAACGGCATAACAAAGCACCCAAGAAAAGTGGAGGCCGTTATCCAACAGTATTTAATAAGAAGAATATTCCTGATGGGATAAACTTCTTTTCGTGCAAAGAAGGACAACATATTGTTGACATTCTTCCGTGGGAAGCCGGTCCAGATATGCCTCTTGATGATCAGGGAAATCCTGTTACAGAGGAAGCAGATTTTGATTATGTTCTGGATTTGTATGTCCATCAGAACGTAGGCAAAATGCAGAAACCTTACGTTTGTCCCTTTGAAAACTTTGGAGAACCTTGCCCCATTTGTGAATACATCAAGGCAAACAGGTTGCCAAAGAAAGAATGGAGCAAGAAACGTGCCAAACGGCGTTCCATATACCTGCTATGGGACAGAACTACTCCGGAAGATGAGAAAAAAGGTGTTCAAATCTTTGATGCCGCTCACTTCTTCATGGAAGAAAAGATCCTCGAAATTGCAAAACTTCCCAGAGGCGGTGGATATGAGGTTTTCTCAGATCCCGATACTGGTAAAAGTGTATGCTGGACTCGTAAGGGAACCGGTGCTGAAAATACACAGTATCTGGGACATAGATTCATTGACAGGGAAGCTCCAATCCCTGAAAGAATCCTTGATCAAGGTTTTGCACTCGATCAGGTTATCAATATGCACCCAACCTATGAGCAGATTGACAAAGAGATCAAGGAAGATCCTACTTATACGTGGGATGGTCCCTCAGGTCAGGATGATGATGTCCCTTTTGAGGACGATATTCCTGATGATAATGTCAGAACTCCCAAGCATGAACGAACAGCTGGAAAAGGTGCATCTTCTCCGAAGCCCACAGGAAAGAAAAAACGTGTGGTCAGGAAACTGAAAAAGAAATAAGGGAGCATGACGGATGGGAAAGAAGATTATGATAAAAAAGACTCCTAAGCTTATCAAAAAGATCAAGCCATTACAGACCAAAAGCGTGGCTGAACAATTTGATGATTCTATGGAGGAGATTGAGGATGACTTCTATGCAGAAGAAAAGGAGTCATTCGTTGATCCTCTTACACTCATTCCGACGGGCTCAACAACTTTCAATCTTGAATGTTCTGGACGTATTGAAGGAGCATTCAGGATTGGAAAAATGGTCAATCTGATAGGAGACTCACATGCGGGCAAGACCTTATTTGCCTTTACAGTATTTGCTGAATGCTCCTTGCTGGAACGATTTGATAACTATAGATTTATCTATGATGATGTTGAGGCCGCCAATGAGTTCAACCTCGCTTATCTGTTCGGTAAAAAATGTGCCGATCGGATAGAATTAGTCCGTTCCAGGACTATAGAGGAATACAATGATAATGTTGCCAGATACTTGGATGATGGTCGTCCTTTCATTCATGTGTTAGATTCCTTTGATGCTTTGACATCTGAGGCGGCGATGGAAAAAGATTCAGAGAACAGGAAAAAGAGAGAGAAGGGAAACAAAACAACCGGCGATTACGGTGACGGAAAGCCCAAGATATTCTCCAGATTTTGCTCTCAACGAATACAGGATCTAAGCGACAATGGATCCGCATTAATTATTATCTCACAAACCCGGGATAACATCGGCTTTGGTGCTATGTTCACTCCCAAGACCAGATCCGGCGGAAAGGCTTTAAAATTCTATGCCTTTCATGAAATCTGGTTAGCTTGCCAGAAGAAGGAAAAAGAAGGGAAGCGTACTGTGGTAACGAATGTTCAAGCGAAACTTACCAAGAACAAGCTTACAGGAAACCACGGTGAAGTTTACTTCCCTGTACTACGTGATTATGGCGTTGACAACTTGAAATCCTGCATCCACTTTCTTCAAGATGAAGGTAACTGGACAGGGACAGATGGTTCGATCAACACAAAGGGATTTCTGGCTCCTTACTTAACAACGACCAAAAAGAAAAAGCATCCATCAATCAAAATGATCATTGAGGATATTGAAAAAAATGACCGAGAGGATGAATTGTTCAAACTCTGTCAGGATACCTTCGATGCGATTATGGAGAGTCTTAGGCCCAAACGGAAACGTAAATACTAACCTTGGAGGAAAACATGGCGAAAAAACCGCTGAACAGAAGAATTGAGGCAAGTGTAAGAAAGACCATCAACATTGGAAATTATGAGTCAGTTCAGATTTCCGCATCAATCTCAACCGACATCAAAGAAGATGCTGAGGTAGATGTTATCTTTGAAGAACTCTGGGAATCCTGCAACGAGCAGGTAGAGGGACAGCTTGCCGAATATGAATCGGATGAAAATGCTGATGAACCCGAACCTGGCGCAGATGCTCCGGACGAAACTGAACCGGAACCCGAACCAGAACCCGAAGAGGAAGAAATTGAACTCTCTGAGGATCTGATCAATGAAATGGATATCAAAGAACTGAAGGAACTCTGTGAAACCACAGAAGGCCTTGAAGAAATTGATACCAGTAAAAAAGTTGCCCTGGTTCGTATGCTCGTTATTGATGCCCTTTTTGAAGAAGAAGAAGGCACCGAAGGCGGTGACGATGCTGGCGATGATGCAGGAACAGACGATGCCGGCGATGATGCAGGAACAGATGATGATGGTGAATGGCAGGATGATGATTGGGAAGATGATTAATACCTGATCTTTTAATTCCATCATAAATAAAGAAGGCTCCCTGAGTTCTGCTTAGGGAGTCTCCTTCACTTAAGGAGATCAAATGGCACGCAAAAGGATTTTATTAGTAGATACATCAAGTATACTTCACCACGTAAAACACTCAGGGGCTAATCGCCTAAAAGAAAAAGACAAACCTACTTATATCATATGGGGTTTTCTTTTAAAACTCCAATTACTCATGCAAAAAACAAAGGCCCATGTTTGTGCTTTTGCCACTGACAGTCTTCCGGAAGATTCTATCAGGAAGAAGATATACCCTCCATACAAAGTCAAAAGAAATACCCGTGAAAAGACGGAAAAAGAACTGGCATTGGATGCTATTGCATGGCCTCAATTTCATGCTGTGGAACAAGAAGTATTGCCTTCAATGGGATACTCCAATATCTTCATGACAAAAGGATTAGAGGCAGATGATATCATTGGCAGAATTTGCAAGTCCTATAAAAATTGTGAGATCATCATAGTTACCTCTGATCAAGATATGTACCAATGTCTTTCTCCTCAAGTCTGCATTCTCAAGCCAAAAACAATGTCCTATTATACAAAGGCAATGTTTGAGAAGGAATTCGGAATTGAACCCAAGATGTGGAAAAGAGTCAAAGCTATTGGAGGTTGTTCAACTGATGAGGTTAAAGGTGTTCCCGGTGTCGCTGAGAATACTGCCTTGAAGTTTGTTAAAGGAGAACTGCCGGAGCATTGGAAATCATATAAAGCCATCATGAGCAAAGAAGGAAAGCGGGTTATCAATCGAAACAAGTCTCTTGTAATACTTCCGCTAAGAAGAACTCCGGATTATGATGTTCAACATGATAAGGTAAGCAAGATCAAAGTGCAGGGCATGGCTAAGAAATACGGCTTTAAGTCAATACTGATGGACTTGGAGAACTGGACAAGAATCTTGAAAGGATGGTCATAATGAATATGATAGGACATTTATTCGGCATGGAGGTACATGTCAGTCCTCATTGTACCAATACTGAGTTAAGGTATACACGAAAACAAACCAGGAAGTTCACCAATACAAGATGGGTAAAAAAGTATAAGAAGAAATATTCCTACGAAGTTCAAGTGCCGGCAATAGTGCAATACCATGATAAAATGATTCTGCATCCCAAAGCTTGGGAAGCCATTAAGGAGAAAGCAAATGAAATCTCAACCAATCCAGACTACCCCCACTATAGTTTCAGACAAAGTAAAGTCCCTTTTCCAGAACATGTCGAGCCAAGAGAGCATAGCTTTCCAACTGGACCAGTGGGTTTTAGGAACCTCTATGCACAACCCTGTTCGTGATGAATGTTGTCCTGACTTTAGCTGTTGCGATCCTAAAGGGAAGATGGACAAAGATTTGCGTATCAAGTTTTCCAATGCTGTCAAGATGAAAGATGAGGAAACAAAGATGAAGATACTCGGAATGGCATTGTCTGGGATAACCTCTGAAATGGGCGTGGATGTTCACATAGTTGGAGAGGATGATACAGTACATTGAAAAAGATACCCATAAAAAAGAAAGAACCAAAAAAGATCAAGGCAGATGATCTAAAAAAGATCCGAAGGTTCTTTCATAAGAAAATGAATAAAGGAGTTTGTCCTGTTCTGAAAATGTCCTTCTCTGAGGCTGAAATGGTTGTTGATCATGCTCATACTGCCAATTCAAACAATCTCGGTAAGCAGAAGGAAGCGGGATTGATTCGTGGTGTGATTCATAGACAAGCAAACACTATGGAAGGCAAGATAACAAACTCCTTTATCCGTTGTGGACTACACAAATTTGATATAACTCTACCTGACTTCCTACGACAACTGGCTGACTTCATTGAGGAACCCCCTATGACACATTTGAACTATCTCCATCCATCTGAAAATAAAGCAAAAGGTAAAAATCTCAAAAAGAACAGCATCAAGAAATTGGTAAAACTGTTCAGAGAAAAATACCCAAACAGAAAGATCCCTGAGGTCTTAATCTACAAACAGAAAAAGACCAAACGCGGAAAGATGAAAGACAGGGAAAAGAAACTCACCGCAGGTCTTGAAAGACTGTACAAGGAATTCAAATTGAAACCTGACTTTAAAAAAGGATAAATTATGAGTGACAATATCTGGCAACATATGAGTGAAATGGGGAAAAACTCAGTTGAGATTATGGAACATATGTTAAATAACCAATATATAACCAGTGTAATTTATGCTAATGATTTTAAAATTGATGAAATGAAATCCTTGTATGGGGGAATGGAACATTTTTGTGTAACCAAAAGAATAGCACCAAAAGACAATTTATTAAGTATTGAAAAATTCTCAAGTACCATAATAGAACCCATGATTGGGGAATTAGTAAAAGAAATTAAACTAAAGAGGAAAGAATACGCATCCATAACACTTTCTTTACCCGAATGTTCTATTGCAGGGGTGACCGTATATGGTAATATAGCACTTAGAATTTTAAAAGGATATAACATGGAAACAATGTCCTCTGAACTTCACATTGACATAGCATTAATTGAAAAAAAATAAAAGGATAACACATGCCCCCAAGTACTTATTCTTACGGAAAGGACTTAAATGATAGATATTGTGCGGAATTTGACGTGGACTATTTCAAGGCTGAAATGATGATCATGGAAAATCCCGTACTTAGACGGACAGAAACAAGATGGTATTTCTTTAACCTATTTTGTTCAGAGGAAGTAAAATCATTCTATCGTTGGATGTTTGCATGGAGAAAGCATGGTCAGGAGTTCAGAACAATACTTGATCCAATAGTAAAGAAAAGGATAGTAAAAAAGGATATAATTTACTATCTGGATGAGGTTGCAATGAGAAAAGAATTAAAGAAACTTATAACCAATAACACAAAGGAACAAGAAAATGGACTACACACAGGCGATAGTTGATTTAGCAAAGCACCACATGACTCCTGAGGGATTCAAACTGTTGATGAATATTGAAGGAAGAATGCCTGACATCTGGAACAAGCCTTCATCAAGTACAGGAAAGTATCACAAGAAAGCGGATGGATCAGTTCCTACTATTGCTCATCATACTTATGAAATGTTGTTTGCAGGAACAAAGATCATTCGTATGTTTGGTGGGAAAATGGTATCGGTTGATAATGATGTCTATGTAATGGCAATCATTCTCCATGATATTCAGAAGTACGGGCCTAAAGGGAACATGCCACATACAAACAATTACCATGATCGTTCAATGGCTGATTTGCTTGAAAAGAATATAAAGGTATTCACTAAACACTTTACTCCTGCCCAGACAGTCAGGATGATTGATGGTGTACGATATCATTCAGGTAGATGGAGCAAATCAGTACCCAATATGAATGAGTTTGATTTTAAAGATTATGAACCAATTGTTATGTTCCTGCATATGCTTGATATGATGTCCACTGCCGATGTTCTTCAATTTCCTTACGTTGATAACGAAGACAGGTAACATGGGAAAAATAACAAGCATAGGACATGTAAAAGGTGATGCTTCAATAATATCTCCCAGACAATGCTTGGTGGATTGCCTTGAAAATGACTTAGGGAATAGAGGTGCTTTCAAAGAAGGCAACAAGCTCATAGTCATAGGGTTGGATGATAATGACGGAAAGTACTCATGGTCATTCAACCAGGCAGGGATGTCGGCGTCACAAATAATTGCTTTACTGGATGTTGTTAAGCACCAAATCATAGATCAATATATGGGATAAATATGAAAAAGATACCCGTTAAAAAATACATGTACACCAATTCGTGGAATGGGGAAATTAAAAAAGTAGAAGTTAGCAGAGTAACCAGTAAATCAGTAGTTTTTCCCAATGGCGGGCTGGCCAGAATTGAGACAAGGGACACGATCTTTTGTGATACTCCAGAGGAAGCTTTTGAATGGAATAGAAAAAAATTAGAGAATGATATGGAGGCACAAAAAACTCGGTATCTTTACTACAAGAAAAGGTACCATAAATTCATTGAGAAGGGGATGGTATGCAAGAAGAACTGAAAAACAGACTCCTTAGATTCTTAGAAAAGATAGTGAACTCATTGCCTGGTGTAGAGGCAAAGACAATAGAAGCAGAAGCATTCTTGTTGGAGATGCAAGTCAGAATGAGCAACAGGAATTTGACTCTTGAAACTCCTGTTGAATTAGTTCCTATTCTGGGAGACTTAACTGAAAGTCAGGCTGTCCACTATGAGTCAATTCGTTGGTTACTTGATCCTATGGGACCGAGAGCAGTTGGCAAGACTCACTTGATGGCGCTTGCCTTTATTCAGCATTCCCTATACTACGGAACTTGGGTAAGAATATATGACCATGGGTATCATATTAACTCCACACAAGAAATGCTGGAAAGAATCACTTGCATTGTGGGCAGAATGAAAGGTATAAGATTGACATTCAGGAATCCTACAAGAGAAGCGGTGGAGATCAAAGTTGCCCGAATACAGGATGAGATACATAAACCTTTTTTGAAAGGAACTTGGGATGAGCGAGAAAAGATATCCGGAGACCGTTAAACTTACAGAGGACATGCTCCTCAATATTTTAAAAGGAAAAGATACACACCTTATTATCAATGCACATGATCCAGAAAAGAGGATGCATGTTATATTCAAGGGACCTTGGGATGGGATGTTCCTGACTCATGAAGAAATCTCCAATCTTCAATATGATTCCGAAATGGGTATTTTGAATTTTGTCAAAAAGATGCAGGACAGTAAATCAGAGTTCAATGTCAAATCGGAGAAAAGAAATGGATAACTGGAAACCACCAGAAGCACCATTCAAGAATGTTGAATTTCAAAACCTATCATACAATGAGGAAAATGTATGGGTTGGGAAAACTGCATTCAAGTTCTATCACGATCAGAAATGTCCTAATTGTGAATACTGTTCTCCTGGTTACAATGACCTGAGAAGTGAAGGACCTTGGCATTTTGAATGCTCAGTATGCTTCCACAAATGGTCAGTTTCTATGCTCACGGATGCAAAAGAGAATAGAAGGAAACTCCTCACTATCCTGAAAAGCATTGACAGAAAGATCGGAGAGGCACTTGAAGTCAAAAGGAGGTACGTCAAAAGATGATAGATATCTATTGTGATTCCTGTGGTGACTTGTTAGAGATTGCAGAGTGTAACTCCATAGCTGGAAACGCCACGATTAAAATAATCCCTTGCCATTGTGATGTCATTCCTTGTGATTTAAAGGATTGTAAACACATTGTTGAACTGGAAGAAAAGATCAAACAAAAAGATGAAGTCCTAAACACAATAAAAGGAGCCATAAATGAGCCTGACACATAAAGAACTCCTTTGTAGCCCTGCTTACCTATATGTAAAGGAGAATATTCAATGTCATTAAAACCTGTGCATCAAAATATGATGAAAATTAAGCACGAATCAAGTACGAATGCTAAGATAGCTCTTTTAGCTGAAATGCTTCAAAATGATACATTCCGCTCAGTCATTACACTAATGTACGATGATTCAAAACACTTCAAAGTTAACAAGTTGCCAAAGAAAATAAAAGTGTCGAGAGGCCTACTGGATCCTCCGGCATCTGAACATAACCTGAAACTATTTGCATTTCTTGAACGATTAGCTACCCAGAAGGGTACGTCCAACCAGGACAAGCAAGAATTGTGCAGACTCGCCTCAGTCGATGAGGAAACCTTCGAGGTCGTTACCAGGATTGTGAACAAAGATGCCAAGTGTGGAATCGGTGGGAAGTCTATTAACAAGGCCTGGTCCTTTGACAATGAAAATGATCTATTGTTCCTTATGCCATATTGCCGATGCAGTACCGAAAAGGCAAAAATGCATAACATAGATTATGAAAGAGGAGCCATTGGTCAAGAGAAAGCGGATGGGATGTTTGATAACATCATCATTGACCGTGACGGAGGTGTGTTATTCAGATCAAGAAATGGGAACATAATCCACCAGTTAGACCACCTTAAGATGTTTCTACATAAAGCACCCAGAGATTACCGTGATACGGTATACATGGGAGAACTTCTCATCCGTGATGAAGGGAAAATTCTTCCACGTAAGGTAGGGAATGGCATCCTTAGTTCATGCTTGCAAAACACCGCGGATCAGGCGATGGCAGATAAAGCAATCATTAAACTATGGGATGCTGTTCCTCAAAAAGACTTCTGGGCTGGAAAATGTGATATAGCTTACAAATTCAGGCTTGGACGTGTTGCCCATTTCATCAGGATCATGAGCAACATTCAGCCAAACACATTGTTAAGCAAGATTGATTCCAAGATGCTGTATTCTATTGAGGAAGCACAAGCCTTTTACAAGATGTTAAGGAAGAAGGGCAAAGAAGGTGCCATTGTCAAGAATCAACTTGCTGAATTTAAGGATCATACTTCACCTGACCAAGTCAAGATGAAGAACGTATCCGACGCGGAGCTTAGAATAACTGGATGGAAATACGGGAAAGCTGATACAAAGTTTCATGACTGTATGGGTTCCGTTCAGCTAAAGTCAGATGATGACCTCATCTTTGTTTCCGTCAGCGGTTTTAAAGACCATGAACGGCTTGAGGATTGGGATGCAAGAATCGGAAAGGTTGCCACAATTGAATATGAAGGAATCATATCAGACAAAAGCAAACCTGGAATCTATTCTCTGTATCTTCCCAGAAATCTTGAAATGCGTCCTGACCGTTCTGATACAGATACCTACAAGAGTTTAAAGTCGAGGTAACATGGAACTTCAAGGAATAGAATTCTTAATAGACCTAAAGATAATCCTAAGGGTAATAATTGTTTTCTTCTTTTTAATTGGAGCCTTGTATTACTTCCTCACGGGAAAGAACAAGAGAATAGAGTCCTTACCTGACTGGTTCTGTTTTCTGGTAATATTGACAATCCTTTTAATCTCATTGTATGGAGAGTATTTTTATAACGGATGAAAAAATCATTAATAAATCATTGACTTTTCATTTATAAAGTAGTACAACATATTAATGAAATCAAATCGAAATAAAAGACGGCTGTACAGGAAAAGCGAATTCTGTACAGCCGTTTCTTGTTCATGGCTACACCCGAATGGGAAGACCTGTGCAGATACAGAAGGCAATTGTGCTTTTACTGCTAAGGAGTTCCATCACTGGCTAAAATCTAATAATTTCAGGATTGTAAAAGATGAAAAAAATTGTAACAAAGGCAAGCAGAAGGAAGAAGTTAGAAGCAAGGGCCAAAAGGACAATGATTTGCACAAGGCCAAAGAAAGTTGATCATTGCCTTAACCAATGATTTCACGGGATTCCTCATGACAAGGAATCAGGAAGGGATGCGTGCCATCTTAATAGTGAAACCTGTACTATTGAAGGTATTTATAAAGTAACCTGCAAGCCTCTTAACAAGCAACAACGTGAGGCTTGGATTGAAAAGGAAATGGAGAAAAATGAAAGCTGACCACGAAACATTGATGAAGGCCTCGGAACTGGGAATCATGAGAAGTCTTGGTGATTTCTTAGCTGTTCCTTTGAAACCAGGCAGACTGAAAAGACGATTCATGGAAGTGGAGATGATCGTTGATCGGGAACTCAAAAAGATGTATGCCCAGAATCAAAACCTGTATACAGACAACTTACAGGAAATGACAATCTATCTTGAAAAGTTCGGAAGGATTATGGGATTCGGCGATGTCAAGAAAAAGACGGACATTCATATCGCCTCTGTTGTTTCCTTCTGCCTTTGCTTTCTGGAAAATACAAAGTCCAATTATCCTGACAAATTGTATGAATACCTGAATGATATATTGGACTACTATCAACGTGCCGACAACATGGAGTTTAAGGACTTCACTCTCGGCGTTAACTTTCATGATGAATGGGATAAATTGAACAATGGCTGAACTTGAATTTACAGGGGAAGTAAAAGCAGTTGGCAAGAATGCCTGCTTGATCAATGTTGACGGGATGACTGGCTGGGTTCCTGACTCAGAGGCAGATTACATTGACGAACCCGAAGTAGGAGAAGAAATTCGATTTACAATTCCTGAGTGGCTTGCAGAGAAAAAAGGATTTATGGACTAAGCCTTGCATAGGGTAAGGCTGTAATATAAAAGGAGATGTAAAATGACTAAAAACAAGTATTTCTGGCCTGTAATGTACATGTTGAGTATCCTTCTCGGGAACTTGTTTGTGATCTGGTTTGGCATCGTTAAGGTGATGGGATTGACTTTCCCTGCCGGTGTTGTCTTTATCGGATTAACTTTTTCCTTCCGAGATTTTGTTCAACGAAAATGGGGAGATTGGGCGTGTTGGATCTGGATGGCATTGGCAATAGTATTGACTTTCTTTCTTAACCAGAAAGTTGCAATTGCCTCTGTATCTGCATTCGCCGTTTCCGAGTTCGTGGACTGGCTGTTATTCAAGTATTTGAAACTGTCATTAAAAAAGAGGATCATGTTTTCAAACCTGTTCTCTTGCCCACTTGATTCTGCCATTTTTGTTACTATGGCATTTGGTTGGTACTGGCCTGCAATCTGGGGTCAGGCTCTGATCAAATATGTATCTGGATTAATCGTTCTTCCATTTTTAAAGGAAAAATAAATGGCTGATGAAACTCTAACAATTTACGTCTGGCCTGATGATAGCTGGGAAAGTGAGGAGGAGATTGATGATATGGATTGGTTCCTCTCATCATCAGGAAAAAGTGATGATTACGCATCATATGAGGTTCCTCTTGATTTAGAGGCAGAGGATATTGATGAACTGATCATGTTAAAAGCATTACCTGGAATGATCCCTCCCAAAGATGAAATAGAAACATCATTGGAGAAAGGTCTTGATCTTCCCGCCGATTCAATTCTTGTCATTACTGTACCTGATGGTGACTCCTCAGCGTATATCACAAAACTTGAAGGTAAAATCATTATCAATGCTGACAATATGGGTTTGCAGGTATTGAATGCAGGAGGAAAGAATGCATAGACCTAATTGGAATGAATACTTTTTCAATATCACAAAGGTTGTTGCTGAACGTAGTTCATGCCTGAGGAGACAAATTGGAGCCATAGCAGTTAAGGACAAAAGGATCTTGACTACTGGTTACAATGGCGCTCCTACAGGTGTGAAACATTGTGTTGATCGTGGTGGATGTTTAAGGGAAAAACTGAACATTCCCTCAGGAGAACAGCAACAGAAATGCCTTGCTATTCATGCAGAAGAAAACCTAATTGTACAAGCCGCTATTCATGGTATAAGTCTCACAGGATGCGATCTTTATTGCACAAATCAACCTTGTGTCATGTGTTGCAGGAAAATCATAAGCCTGAGGCCAAGAAGGCTGTATTATCTTAATGCTTACCCTGATCAAGAATCCATTGAACTGCTTACAGAAGTAGCCTTTATGGAAACTGACATTGTGGTAAGTGATTTTTTAACCTCAGTAACCAAATGGGAATTTAAGTAATGGCAATAGTACATAAAGATATAGACGGACATGATTTGACAAACGGAACAAGAGTTGCCTTTGTTGATATGGTAAGCAGAACGGGACTTGGTACGGGAGTTGTAGTCGGATCAACTCCACAAAGAGTGAATGTAAAGATAGAAGGGGAATTGAATCCTGCAAACAAGACTCCCAGAAATCTTGTGAAAATGTTTACCCAAAATGAAGACTAAGGTAGAAATTGAATTACTGGACATTGAGCGCCTTGATAAAAACATACGGGCGATGGACAGAGCAATTGATACCTGCCCTATGAGAGATTTGGGAGTCATGGTTGACACTAAACATATATTGGTACAAATTAAGGAGAAGACTTATGGGAGACGGCGCAGATCAGGCATTAGAAAGAGCCCAGCAGGAATGTGATTTACACGATTCATTACAGGATGCACCTTTTCATGAACAATATGATGCAGGTCTCATTGACGAAACTGGCGCAACAATCGGCAATCCTAATTCTTTCCCTGGTGGATTTCCAGGAAGTTTAAGGGACTTTTAAATGATTAATTCCTTAACAATCAAGAACTTTGAAACTCACCTTGATACTGAGGTTGAACTTCATCCTGGCGTGAATTCCTTTGTCGGAGAATCAGATGAAGGAAAGTCAGGAATAGTTCGATCAATCAAGTGGAATGCACAAAACAGACCTCAGGGAGATAGTTATCGAAATGATGTACTTGATCCTAAGAAAAAAGAGGACAAGTTAAAAGCAACTGAGGTTGGCATTGTGTATGAGGGAACTGGTCTTGTAACAAGAGCAAGAGACGGATTTGCTGGCGGTGTTAATCATTATGTGATTGATCAGGATGAACCTTTACGTGCCTTGAGAACAGATGTTCCTGACGAGGTACGGGATGTAACTCAAATGAAGGAAGTTAATATCCAGGGACAGCATCCCACGGAACAATATTTCTTACTTGCAGATAAGCCTGGTCAGGTAGCAAAGCAATTCAATAAAGTTGCTGGATTGACTATCATGGATAAAGCAACAGCGGATATCAATTCTCAAGTGAGGACTTGCAATGCTGAAATAAATGTTGCAAAAGAGGAGATTGACAATCGCAAGGAGGAACTGGAAGATACTTTGTGGGTAGTTGATGCAGAGAAACTTGCCAAGAAACTTGCGGACTTCCAAAATAAAATGATGGAAAAAGCACTTGAATTGGAAGTGGTTGAGGATACCATACTTGACATTGATACGGTAAACAAAGCCTTACAGAAATTCGATGGTCTAAAGGCCGCCAAAATCAGCATAGGGATTCTTGAAAAGCAAACTCAAGAGATCAACGATACACAAGCAACTCTGGATAGCATAGAGGACTTGATATATGATGCTTCACGCATTGATTTAGAGTTATCAAGTACTACTGACATAGAAAAAGCTTTAAACGTCTTAAATGAGCTAAAAACGTTCAGGACGAACATTGAAGAAGATGAGGAATTATTAGGCAACATTGATTCCTTGTTAGGTAAGATTGATTACAATGATAAGGAATTAAAAATTGCTGAAAGGAAACTAACTGAGGCAAGAATAGAATATACAGCCATAAGGGAGAATTACGAATGCCCAACTTGTGGAAGGACGGGAAAATAGTGGAAACTGTTGATGTATATCGGGTATACAAAACATGTCCTAAATGTGGTAATTTTTATGCGGATATGTGGAGTGAAACATTCAAAGTCAAGGAGGACATTGACTGGACAAAGCCAATTGAGGAGCATACCGTCACATACAAAACGGTTACCAAATATAAATGCAGATCCTGCAAACATGGGTGGAAAAAATGATCAAGAAGGAAAGTGTAGAACCTCTACATGAGGAACGGAAGAAATTGCATGAGAAACTGGCTAAGGTGAATAAAGCAATCAAAGCTTTACAGGATTTATGTGATCATGACTTTGTAGAGGATGGGCATGATTCTCACAAAACCCATTACAAGTGTTCCATTTGCTCTAAAGAGGAGTCCTGGTAATGGCAACAGTCATAAAAACAATGGAGAACTTTATAGCCTGTGCTGATCTTCATATCCATTCTAAAGTTCCTGAAAATAGAAAGGGTGATTATTATGGACAAGTTATCAAGAAATTCTCCAAACTTCTTGAGATAACGGAGAAACACTCAGCACCTAAGTTGTTAGTGGTTGCTGGAGACTTCTTTGATGCTCCTAATGTTCCTTATAAGGTTGCTAATAAAGTCCTTGAAATAATCAAGAATAGTGATGTTACCATTCTTGTAGTGCCGGGACAGCATGACCTAAGATATCATGTATCAGGTCTTGACAATACTCCTTTGGGAATTCTGAAAACATCAGGACAGGTTACTGTCTTAACTCCTCAATTGACAAGATGCAAAGGAATCAATTTTGTAGGTGCTGGATGGAATGAAGAACCAGAGGATGAGGCAGATGTTCTTGTCATGCATCGAATGGTTACAAAGAAAGGTGAACTCTGGCCTGGTCAGACTAACTATTCCACAGCACATTCGATCTTGAGAAAGTATCCGTGGGCAAAGTGTATTATCACTGGTGACAATCACATGCCACATGCTCTCAGGACAAAAGACAAATTACAGGTAAACTGTGGATCACTGGTAAGATCAACTAAATCCCAAATAGGATTTCAGCCAAGATGCTGGATCATTGATTCATCTACATGGAAAGCAAAACCTGTAAAGATTCCATGTCTTCCGGATGAGGATGTTTTTGACTTCAATAAGATTGTCATTGAGGAAGCCAAAGAGGATGCGAAAGCTGAGGCTGAGGCAAAGATAGCGGAGTTCATTGATACTCTGCCTAAGAATGACAGGGAACGTCCCAATTTCAAAAAGATCCTGAATAATGTTGTCGATCATGCAGAACCCAAGGATAGTGTCAGAAGCATAATAAATTCAACAATGGAGAGAGTGTCAGCATGAACCTAATACAAATGACAAAGGTTGTTAAACAGAAGGAAAAAAACAGGGATAAACTTCTCGGGCAAAAGGAAATGCTTATGAAGTCCTTGAAAGGTCTGGGATTTAAAAATCTCGGAGAAGCAAAGAAGCAAAGAACCAAGCTGAAAGGCACTTTGGAAAAAATGAACACTCATTACAAGAATGGTGAGGTTAAGTTCAAAAAAGAATTTGAGCATTTACTCCAATGAAGAAATTACTGGATAAATTAAAAGACAAGGTCGATGATAGAAGAACGGCAAAGAAAATCCTTGATCTGCAAAAAGATAAGCTGGATAAATATCTGGATCATCTTGAGGATCTTGAGGAAGCCAGAGCCATCTTTCAGAAAGCGGCACAGGTAACTCAGTCTCAATTGTCCGAACAGATATCAGGAATTGTGTCCAGTGCATTAGCGGCAGTATTTGAAGATCCTTATACCTTTGTCGTTGATTTCGTTCCCAGAAGGAATACAACTGAATGTGACCTGATGTTTGAGAAAAATGGGAAAAGAAAGTCACCTCTTGCATCCTGCGGATACGGTGCCGCAGACATAGCCTCATTGGCTCTAAGGGTTGCGTACTGGAAGCTTGACGGCGATTCAAGAAATGTGTTAGTACTTGATGAACCAATGAGGAATTTGGATGCAGAAAAACAACCTCTCGCCGCTATGATGATCAAAAATCTAAGCAGAATGGAGGGTGGATTACAATTTATAATCGTTACACACCAATTGCCATTAGCAAGATCCGCTGATCGGCAGTTTGGAGTGGTAAAAGAAAATGAAGTAAGTCACGTAACCTTAAAGGAGATTCAACATGGCACCACCGCTTGATTATACCTTGAATTTATTAGAAGGAGAATTCGAGGAGCTTGTAGCATTATTCCCAACTAAAGAGTGGAAGTACTTTAAATTTGGTCAAGGAGGACCACACAAAAGAGTCCTTCAAAAACTGACCAAAATGGCGCAGGAATATGACAAAGTTATCATTGAGCATTTTGGGCTGAATGAGGAAATTGCAACATTCAGAAGACTTGTAGGAATCGGACTACTGAATGAAGAACCAAAAGACTTGCATAAAATTTGTGATACATTCCGCAGGCAAATCAAAAGAATGAAAGGACAATTGGAATAATGCATAGATCCGAAACAGCAACATATGGTGGAAATGATTATGCGTACCGAACTTGTAGAAGGTGTGGTTATGATATTTTTATGTGTGTTTGTTGGTATGATTTCATGGACAAGATTGAGGCGCAACTTGCCATTGAACTCAGAAAGGGTTTATACAAGTCCGTTATGAAAAAATTCTCCTGCATCAATGTGGTGAGTCTGATAAGAAGAATGCCTACAAGTATCTCAGGCATGAAAGGAATTAAACTTTTGGAAAGGATTGACAAAAGATGAGTGATTTTATCCAAGCTATGTTCTCCGAGAGAAAGAAGGTAAAACCGGTTATGGGAAAAATTGGCATTGAGCCATTGGATATGAGAGCCTCAGGTGTCGAAATGTACAATATCCCTAAACAGATTATCAATTTCACCTTCAGCGCAATCTGGCAAATGAATGCCAGCTGTACTGCGGAAGAATATGATCAAGTTCATAGGATCGCCATTCAAGCATTGACAAGGAATGTATATGATGGGTTTTATCAAAAGCTTACAAATCTGGAGCTTGCTCTTTATGATCATGATGTGGAGAAAGCTAAAGAGATTATTCATGCCATCAAAAGAGAGGTAGGGATATGAACAAATTCAATACCTTAGAGGAAGTGCTGAAAGAGATCATGGATACTCTGCCTCTGCCAGAACGTATAAACCTGAAAAAGACAAGATGGGACAATCTAATATTGCTCCATCATACGTTCGGAATGCAGATCAGAAACCACTTTCTTCTCTGGGATGGTAATACCAATCTTGCAAAAGATATGGGACTCAAAGAAGGTGCCCATGCTGATGAAGTATCCCAGAAGATAATCGAGGAACTCTGGAAGAAGTTACAGGAGGAATAGATGGAATTTCACTTTGGTACAAATGATGAAGTAGAGGAAAGGCTAAAAGAACGTATGGCTATTTCCCTTTGTGATCATGATTGCGTATTTCTTGCACCCAATGAAGAAGAACAAAACAAACACGGAGGAAAGATACCACACAGGTGCTTGAAATATAATCAACGTCTGTACCACGGTCCATTTCATCCAAGAATAATAGCGATAAAAGGCTGTAAATACTCAACAAAAGAAGGAGAGAAGAAATGTCAAAAGGAAACACCAAGTGTAAAATGTTCGGAGACTGTAACCACTACTCAGAGGAAGAAGCAGACAAATGTACCACCGTCTGTGAATTCTACAATCCTAAGAACCCTGAGGAAGTGGTGGAAATGCCTGACGAAGTAGTTGAGGACAAAAGACCAGACGTTAAGCTGGAACTCAGCAACTTACCGAAATTCGACAAGAAACATGAATTCATGGTAATGAAAAAACATGTATTCACGATGCAAAGTATCAGTCCTAAAAAGATCATCCTTAAATACCAAAGACGTTTAAAGGACTCTGATAACCTGGCAGATGGTACATACATCTTTAAAGATCAACAGGACAAGCTCCTTGAACCCATGAAGGTCTTCAAAAAGTTTGACAGGGAAGCGGCCGCCAACGCAAAGAAAGGATAAAATAATGAGCAATCCTGATAAAATGAGCAATCCATTGGACAGACCTTTCTCCGATTTCTTGACAAGATTCCAGAAAGTTCCAGAAATCGAATCATTGAATGAGGACAAAATAAATGATATCATTGAAAGGTTAGATCGTATTGAAGATAGGATAAAACAATTTTCAGGATTGCAACTTATTAATGGAGTGTGGAGATGAATCACAATGAATTAAGGAACATGTTTCCTGACAACAAAATGAACTTGGAGAAACTCGCTGAGGAAGCGGCTGAGGTCATTTGTGCCAAATCAAAAATCATTCATTTTGGACTTACGGATGTATACAACAATACCAAGAACCATCCTGACCAAACGAATGTGGAAAAGTTAGAGACTGAGATTGGACACTTTCAGGCTGTCGTGGATATTCTGATAGCCAATGGAATTGTTCGACCTGAGAAGATAGAGGAAGCTAAACCCGCCAAATGGGAAAAGATGTTTAAATGGAACCAATACGCTGAAACTAAAGGAGAAGATTATTGATGAAAGTCTTAATCATGAACGGTCCTGCTGAATCTGGGAAGGGAACTGTGGCGAAGTGTCTGGGAGAATTATTCAATTTTAAAATCACCGAATATTCTTCCATTGATTATGTCAAGGATGTTGCCAGCAAGAAGTTTGGGTGGGATGGAGAAAAAGATGTAGCAGGCAGAAACTTGCTTGCCGCTATCAAACAGGCAATGATTGCTTATAACGATTTGCCTACTAAAAAGGTGATAGTCGTTATTGAGGAAGCAATCATGTTCGGTATAGATATTCTGATTGTCGATATCAGGGAACCTGATGAAATCGAAAAACTGGTCGAATACTGTACCCAAGCTGAACTGACTTGTCATACCTGCCGGATAATCAATACTAAGGCAGAGAATGAAGCAGAGGTCAGTGGTCTCAGTTTAACGGGTGATCGTCTGTATGGTGAATATGATTATGATATTAACCTTAGAAACAATGGAACTTTGCTTGAGCTTGAACAGGAAGTTGCCAAAATCTTCTCACCTGTCTATGTTGAACAAGCACCTGGCCATGCAGAGGACGCATTGAGATATCTGGAGGGAAACAGATAATGGAAAGAAAGATGATAAAGTCAGAACACCACAGAGGAGAAGAAATGCCTTTGTGGGTTGTTCTAAGTGACTTAGCGGCACAGGAGAATTGTGATGGTTCTCCTTATGATGAAATGCAAATTGCCTCTGACTATATCAAGGCTCTGGAGGAAGAACTTGAACCTTACAGAGAAATGGAAAAAAGGTTATACGAAAAGATCAGGAAGCTGGATGAAAGGGATCGGGAGATAACAAATCCAAAGATAGAAGAACGGGGGATGTATCGTGATTTTGACATACAGGAAGTTGGTAAAGATTCTCATATGAATCAGCCACCTATGGATCATTCTCACTATCAAGGATGTTGTATTATTTGTGGAGGATCCTCTACTTATCCTGATCATGCCACAATGGCAGATCAATGTTCTTATTGTGGACAAAAGTACAGGAGATATTAGAATGGCTGATCGGTGTTATATTTGCTCTCGGAAACTAATTGACATGAACCATGAAACTGGCAAAGATATTTGCTATAACTGTGATGGAGTAACTAAGAAGGAGAAAACTAATGCTAAACCCCGTAACAATAAGAGGAACAAATCTTCCTGATATTTTTCACCAAACTCTATATAAGGCAATAGAGATTGGGAGAGATTTCAAGATTGATCGTGGATCCAATGCTGAACAGTGGAGAAAAGAATTTGATTTCATCACCATTCATGCAAGTTGTCCTGGAACTGGTGAACTTCTGCCGAAACTGAATCCTGCATTACAATTGGATGATCCTTGCGCTCCTGATTATCTTGATAAGTATATGCCTTATTTAATGACGGGAGAAGAAGCAGAGAACGAATCCTACACATATGGCCAAAGAATATGTAAAGCTGAACTTGACGGATCATTCCTGCGATACATTAATCCCCATACAGAAGAAATCCTGATCAAAGATCCTGAGATTTGGGATGTTCCTGGCATCATTGTCAGGGAAGAAGGTACACAGGACAGCACGGAAGCTGATTATTACCTGAATCAGATGGAACTCATGATCTGGACCTACAAACATCATGGACCCAGAAACAACCAGATGATCATGCAAGTAGGACAACCAACTGATATGATGTTGCAGGATCCACCTTGTCTCAGGCACATTGACACAAGGATTCAGGATGGTGCATTGCATTTCATGCCTTATTTCAGATCGTGGGATTTGTGGGGTGGTCTTCCTGCTAACCTGGCGGCAATTGAACTCATGAAACAATATTGTGCGGAAGCCATTGGTGTTGATAATGGTGAAATGATTGCATCCTCTAAAGGTCTGCATCTGTACAATTATGTCTGGGAAATTGCTGAATGTGTTCGTGGTAGATCGGCTGAGGAGTTTAAAGCAGAAATGACCAGAAATACTCCTGCTGATAAACAGTACCGAAATGTACAAGAAGCACCTTACGAGAGCATGTAATGCCTCCTCAGAAAAAAGTTCCGATTGAAGAAGTCTGTAGGGTTCTTGAGCTTCCTGTTAGTTCGTGGAAGCTCAACCCTAAAATGAGTATAGAGCAGGCTCAACAATTCGTGGAAGAATTCAAAGCAATGGTGAAGAAACAAAGGAAAGTCCTTGCTAAGAAGTACCATCCTGACAAGACTGGCGGTGATGATACAAGGATAAAGCAAATCAATAATATGGTTGACGTTGTTATGAAACTGGAGATAACAAGAGTACAAAGAAGACCTCAACCTCAAAATATTCGATTTCACTTTTCTTCCAATCCGTTCGGAGGATCCTCATCTGATTCTACTTCCTCAAGTGGATCATTCGGCGGTTTTAGATTTTACACCTATAGATAAAAGAAGGAAAGAGATTATGCAACATAGAGATCATATGCAAAAGGTTAAGTTAATCACGATCAAAGAAATTCCTGTATACCCTGACCAAATGACGGTTGAAGTCGCTCCACCATTGCCATCAATACACGATGTTCCAATCCCTGGCATGGGACCAACGGAAGATTTATGTGAAGTTCGGGAGCAAGTTCCTATTAATACCTTTAGACGGGTTGATAGAATACCTGTGCAAGATCGTGAAATGAGAGGACTGAGTATTGACGAACTTGTGGCAAAAGGCTACAAGATCAGCCAAGAGGACAATACATTTGAAAAGGTCTTTGAACACAAAATGGCTATGACTGTTGAGGCAAGACAATTCCTGGATATGGAAGAAGAAGTAATTAGGGATTTGAAAAGACAGAATGAAAGCCTTGATAAGCGCCTCTCTTTGGCAACTCATGATCTTAAATGGCATGTTAGCAGGGTAAAACAGTTAGAAGAGGAGAAGGAAAATCGTTGGATCGAAAAAGTTAAACGGTTCTTCTCTAAAAAGTAGATCAAAAATCAAAAGCACGATTGAATCCTTAGCGTTTTTGCTTAGTTTCAATCGTGCTTTATGTCATTGTATCAATGACTCAAGAACATAGCTTAAATCAAAGAAAAATTAGTCTTCCAAATCTTCCAGTTTGTCTGGAGTATTCTTGTCAAACTTCGCCTTTTCTTCATCATAGATTGCCTGAATTTCTTCCTCAGTTCCGCCACTTACCCGTGCCAATGAGAAGTATGCGCCTATCATGAGTTTAAGGACTTCAACAATTGCGGTAGTCATAATTGTATCTCCTGTTAAAAGTTAGTTAAAGTGATTGCCAATTACCTTAACACTATTAGTCAGGGACAAGTGTTGCAAGACGATCCAGAAGGGCAAAAATCTGAGCCTCATTATTGGGATCAATAAGGGCACCAGAATTCACGGCCGTATCATACAATTTGATGAGAGGGTACACCTCCGTGAGTACCTTCCTCTTTTGTACGAGGACATTTTTCTGATCGTCTGACATTTCAGGTGTGGTTATTTTTGTCCAATTCCCTCCCTCATCAAGAGCATATCCCGTGGATACCATATATCCGGCATATTGAGAATTGTAGGTCCCATACATTGCGGTCAATTTCTGCTTGGGTGTCAAATCAGCAAAGTTGATTTTAGGCATCCCTCCACAGGACACCAACATAAACATGATAACAAGGAACATCAAACCGTAAAGCTTTTTCATTTTTTCTCTCCTTCTATAGAGTTCTTGCCAGAAAGCTTATTAAACAACCAGTTAGAAGCACGGTCATCCCATGTATTCTTGGTCATCTTAGAAACTTTCTGCCACGTTATGGCGAACAAGAGCAACAAGGAAATGTTATTCTTAATCGCCTGTCCAATAAACGGAGTCCATTTATCAAAAAACAGGTCCGTATAATAACCGCTTGCGATTAAGGACCAAATATCTGTTCCCGGAATTGCTTTTATTACTTCTACTATGGGTTCCATCTATTTATCTCCTTAATTATCTTATTAAACTATTTACAATATATCGTTGATTGAAAATTTTACCATCGGCATCCCGTTGCAGGGGTGCCGGGGGTGCTTAGTTAATCTTCTAAAATTAAATTAATAATTACAGACGGTTTTTCCTTTTTAACGGGGATATTCCATTCTCTTGAAGGATCATATGCGTCAGGTGTTGTATATGATGCTGAATTACTATCTCCGCTTTCTCCCACATCGTTATATGCCCTTACTGTAAATATATAAGTGGTTTCAAGGTGCAGTTGGAAAACATCATCAATATTAACAACTTCCGTGACATTACCGACATTGGCCTCGTATGTTTCATCTCCGTCAGTAAAATGGACATTATAACCAACCACATCACCAGTTGACGCTTCCCATCGTAAGGTTGCCGCCTGAACCGAAACGCCAATCAAAACCAAACCTAAAATCATTAAAATGATTACCTTTTTCATAATTCTTTCTCCTTAAAATTAATAAATTAAATTTCTTCTGGGACGAATAGCTCAGGAAAATCGCTCATCAATACATGATTCGCCTTTCTATTCTCATTCCATCCTAAGAAACCAACAGCACTCAAGGTAACTGTGGCAACTTTAGATGCCTTGGGCATTCCACTTTCATATGCACAAAGGCTGTCAAAAATATCATCCAATTCCTTCTTTGTGTAAGGTACAAAATTAATGCATCCTCTGTAATCAACTTGCATCAATCCTTCATATCTGTATCCGAAATCGTGAGGAGCGGCGCCGAGTAAAAGCATTCCTGTAGGACTGTAAAGATTGTTCAAAATTTTAGGAACACTTGCTCCATCAAATACGAAGAACTGAGGGATAAAAATCCAAACAGCCAGAGACGGTACCCATAAACAATAATCCTCTTGGATCTTCCACTTTCGCCTGTAGGTCATGAACTTAAATAATCTCTTAATTGGGTTCTTTTCAATTTCCGTAGGCAACGCCTGCACTATTGGAAAGTGTAAATCACCTGTACAAAGACTGAGATTCAAGACTTTCATGGTATAAGCTCCTTGCTGATATACATTGCAATTCTACCAGAAATTCTAAAATTTCCTCATGCCTTTTCTTTTTCTTATTGCATGTGGTCTTTTCCAAAATCTCTGATTCCTCTGATATTAATTTTACTAACCTTGTATGAACCTCAATTGCCGAACTTTTTGTCCCTATAGAGTCTTTCATCATTAAATAACTTCCAATATTTAGGGTCTGCTTGGGGGAATCTGTATTTGTCAACTGTCTCATCCTTTAAAGGATCGTATACTTTTTCTACAATCCAGATTAAAGGAGAATTAGAATTAAATCCTGATGGTCGTATATCAACATGAAACATGACCCAGGGCTTTCCGTCAGGACCCTTTGTGTCAAGATAAATTCCTATACCTTTAAATAGTCTGGATGCAAGAATACTTGAATAATTTGAAAATGGAACTCCTTCACAAAATATATCCGATGCGGTCGATTTTCTGAATGGTTTTTCTTTAGGTCCTACATGATGTTGGGAAGTCTGACTCCCTGTGAATCTTGCAAGAGTACCACTAATCGGAGAAGGATACATCTTCTCTTGTGTAAATTGGCGAACATCACTTAATCCATAAATTAGTTGAGGATCCGCATACTTATCAGGATCCTCTGAAAATTCATGTGGCCCAAGTTTATAAACTGTTTCCCATTTTATCATTTTTATCCCCCTATTCACTACTTGCAATTATAAATTCATTGCTAAAGTCTCCCATTACGATTTCTCTGATTGGATTTACTTTATAATGGGCTTGCCATTTTAATCTATATTTTCCAGGTTCTGCTGAATTAGGAATTTTAATTTTTGATTTTACTATTTTTTTACCTACGGCTAAATTAGCATAAAGGGGTGAATAGGTTATAACAAAACCGTTAACTAATTGCCGATTAATAACAGTGGGCAGTTTCATTTTTTTTTCAAAATCTAACTCATAAATTAACATCTCTCCTGGGATGATAGGCTCTTCATTAACAACTTTAACACTGTATAACTCCAATGGAATATAAGGCCAAAATGCCCAGTAAGTTACAACTGCCCATGCTATCAATGCCATCACTGCCAATGTAATATTAGTGGATTTAATTAATGGGGAATTCATTTAATAATCACCTCTCCGCCTGGTTCAGCGTGTTTGTGCTTAAATAAAGCCTTAGTGTCAGCATGTCGCTCTTTACAAGCATTCTCAGCAACTTTTTTATCTACCTCAGTGCTAATCTTGTCCATCTCTTTATTTGTGGTAGAAACTAAATTTTTTATGAAGAATAGAATAACTGCAAACATTAAAGTTATCACTCCCCACTGTATTTGTACTGTTGTCATACAATTGTCCTTTATCTCTGTGTCAAAAAGTGTATTTTAAGATATCCTCGCTATGAGGGATCTTTCCGGAGATAATTGTTTATACAAAGTATACCTGGTGATCACTATAAAAATAATTATAGAAACCACCAGCTTAGTTACGATTCCCAAAACAGCCGCATTAGAATGTACCACTTCCGATAAATCCACTAAACGCTTGGAATGTGTGTCAAGTTCAGAAAATATGCGGTCTATTACTTTTTCTTCCATAATAAGATTCCGTAAAGTGAAAGGCCGTTAATTAGTAAACGATACGTTCAACCTGTAAAGTTGCGTTAGTCATATTTCCTGTTAAGTTATTGTGGTCAAGATAGACATCAATGTAATCACCGAAAGAGACCTCAATATCAGTTTTAGGAATTACGAGAGTTTTATTCTCTCCTGCGGCACCCTGCATTTCAACAAAGGTTTCAGGAGCAGATGCGGCACCAGTTGTTTCAAGACCAGCTACACAACTCCAAGCACCCCCGCCGGAAGAATCAAGCTGAACAACTGCGGAAACAGTTATAGTGCCAGCAAAGTTACATTGGATCATAGCAGGTCTTATCCAGGTACCTGTTTCATCAGCTACATATGTTCCTGAAACAACAAATGTATCCGCTCCTGGAACTTCTTTTACAAAGGCACTGCCATTGTAACTTGTGGTGCCAGCAATATCAATGTAGTCACCAACAGCAAGACCATGAGCAACATCACCAATTACAAGATCACCATCATCATTGGAAAGAACTTCTCCAATAGCTCCGTTACTTCTGGTCTGAACATGCAGGAGTTCATTCTGGGTATTCAATCCTTTAGTTGTGAACGGAATAGAAGTCTTATTCACAAATCCACCACTTGCCCAATTTGAAGAATGAACGAGTCCACCTTCAATTTTAATCCCACCAAGAATCCCGCAGGCTTCAAAAGTTTCTGAATTGATCAGGTAAAATTCCATATTACCAAAATCACTTCCGAGATTAAAATAAGTACAACCCGCTTTGAATAGGTCAAATTTACCAACAGGAGCGCCTGTATTATAATATACAGCATTATATTCATTTACCATTCTGACTTTGACATTGTTTGTTCCTGCAATGTGCATGATTGGAATGATAATTCTGTGATCAGATTCGGGCCATGAGTTAATAGCAGGAAGGGTGATAATGACCTCACCCGCTGTGGAATCAACTACAAGTAATCCATCACCTACGCTGTAAACATGATCGGCGGTGATTTTTGTGAAGTCTTGAAAGAAGTTACCAAATACTCCTAAATTCCCTGATTGAAGATGATATTTCCAATTTCGTTCCGCTAAAGTCATGGTATGCCTCCGTTTTTAATATATATTATGGTTATTTTGAGTAGTTAACAAATACTACTAACAAAGTCAATCTTTTAATTACCGCCACCAGAACAGCAGGAAAAGCAAGCAGGGTGAGTAGGCCTGATCCCTTGGCGGAAGGATTCCTTTCCTGTGTCTGGATTATCGAAAGACTTTCTCCCTACCGGCACAGGATATTGATGAAAATCTTTCAATCGGCTGCTGTATTCGATTATATGTGTATCATGTGTCATGAATTTATTAAAACTCTGTTAAAACGTAAGGGAATCGAATCCTATGTATACACAAAACATAGTGAAATAAGTCAAAATGTAAGAAAAAAAGAAAACTATCAACCATAGCAAAGACAATCGGAAATATAACAAGTCTTTTGATACGTTGGAATTTCTAAGATGAGCCCAAATCATTTTCATTCCACTTTTTCTTTCCCTTACCACGACTTTAAGATGATTGAACAATACCTTCAATATTGTCCATACAGCTAAAACAGTAATGAAATTCACAATTGCTGTCATTATTCCTCCTTGTTTAAACATTCGTCCATATATGCAACACACAAATTAGGTCTTGTATCATAAATCATACAAGCACCTTGATGAAAAAAAGGACAGGGAGAAGGTAATAAGTATGTCCTTTCAAAGGGATTTTCTGATTTGGCATTTAAAGGCCTTGCAATTGCACGTAACCTTGGCTCCCTAATCAAATCAATTTCCATGATTTCAAGTTCCAGTGTGGTACAACATTTACCGCATCGTTTGCATTCCATTATTCATTGTCCACTAATACGATATCGAACCCGCCAGCAATGCTTGATCCTCCTTGATCGGTATTAACCTTCATTTCTATATCTGTCTTTTCAACGAATACCTCTGGTTCAACATATTCATGTTTAATATATGAAGTTCCATCCTCTATTATACTGGCTTTATGCTTTAACTGAAATACTTGACCAAAAGGACGTGCAAGGACTTTGAGTACATGAGAAGATCCTTTCTTAGCTCCAGAAGTAGAAGCATACCAGTCCCTCATGTATCCAGTCTTTCCTGCAGGTATAGTGTATACAGCCATTTCAGTTTGGTTATTAATTGCATGAACAACAGCCCTTATTTTTGATTTAAGAGTTGGAACACCTAATGTAAGTGGAGTGTCCTCGTACACAATTACATTTCCCATTAGATCCACTGCACTTATATTCTTTACCCTAAAAACTCTAATTAAGGAAGTTGTTAAAGCTACTCTGTTTTGTCCATTTAAAGTAGCCGTCTGCACAGTTAAAGCATAATCAGTATCAAGTCCTTGAATTTCCATTAAGTTTGTATCACTTACATGACTGGAAGATATAGAATCAATGATAGCTGAGGTGCTATATACAACATTCATTAATTCATGAGTAGTGCCATCTTCTGCTGGATCCCATACAGAAACAAACCCGTCAGCAGGATCAAAATCAGGAGCATTTCCAAATTTATGAATAAATGTACTTCCCTCAACATACCCTTTAGCAATTGCAAGGCCGTTTTCAGCATCAGATATTTTTAAGTTACCTGATTCAGTAGCTCCAATAGAAACAAGAACCCCATCAGGTTGCTGTGCCTTGATCTGAGATTCAGTTATGATTGCCTTTTGAATGGTGATGTTAGAGACCGTTACAGTATCAGTAGTATGAAATTCTAACCGAATAGCGTTAAACAACTGAGGATGAAATTCGTAGTTTTTTGAGGTGTATTTGGTGTTATTGGCAGAATTATCCAATAAGGTTCTGGTAACTCCACCTGAACCCAAGAGGACAAATTTCACATTACTGAAATCTCCTCCACCAGAACAACCCATCCCAATCTGTTGGGCATTCACAGTCCTATTAAAATGAATAACAAGAACCTTAGGATTATCAGTTGTTGAGTTTCTTATTCGGGTAAGCAGGTTGGTAAAAGGAATAGTTATCAAAGAGTGACCAGGCAAAACTCCCTCATCAATGTCAACCCAATCAGTAGCATCTGATTGATCTTCCCATATATTATGAGAAAATACAGAAAATGAATCTGTAGGCATCCCATGTTGAGTACCTACGTTATGATAGGTATCATCATTCTCATCCCTGAAAGCAACTATGGATTTGGTAAGTTCAGCATCGTCATTTCCTGATACATCATCACCAAGTCTATGAGAAGTTGGTTTGGTGTACACATAGGAATAAATGACAGCAAGATTAAATCTTGTTTGATCTGATGCTCCATTGGTGTACACAATCCTAAAATACTTAGCAATAGGATTTGGAGTAAACATCTTTGGAGAGGAGTTGGTGTATTCATAAACCTCATCGTCAATATCAACCATATCAGGACTTTGTTGAAAACGAAGTCCTCCTGCTGCTCCGGATACATCAGAGGAAATAAATACCTTGATTATAGCGTACTGGTCAATTGCTTCCCATTCTCCAGTAAAAGTCGCTCCTGCAAGAAGTACATCCGAAGTTGTGTTTCCTGTGGATTCAACTCCACCTACTGATCCTGCTGATTTAGTAACTAAATAACCTTCGGCAGTTATTTCAAGAGTTCTGGATTCTAAATCATTATCAACAAGAAGTCTGCCTCTATCAATTTGAGTGTGTCTGTGTTGAAATGGAGTAGTCATTTTTCATATCCCTCCTTTTTAAATTACGCAAGGAACATCTTTCATTGCTTCAAGGATAGCCTCACGTTTTAGTTCAAAGTGGCAATAGTTAACGGACTTTCTGTTCATCCCTGACCATTGAAGTTCAGGACAAGCATCAAGCACAAGATTGCCAAATAGTATATACCATGAGTTAGTGGTTGAATCTCTCAAGTTCCAGGACCATTTAGAATCAAAATAAACGTAGTCAATAGCGGTCGCATAAAGAGGTGGTTTGTTTTCCAAGTTATAAAGATGGTGTGAGATTATATCCTTTGTCTTGCCTTTGCTGATAAGCATTTCATGCCTTCCATGCTCTCGGCCCGTTTCAAATAAACGGATAGGAATGTTATGGGTATCAATAATCTCGGTTTGGATCTTTCTTACACATACTTTCATTATAGGATGCAAGGCATCCGTGTTTCTTTGAATTTTCATTATTCAATCCTTAATTAAGGTTGTTTCCTACAATGTAGTTCTTAGCTATAGGAGACTTCTTACTTCCTTTTTTGATTATAAATGCATTATTGGTTTGTCCCTCCGATAAAGCAAGCAATACAGGATCACCAACGGAAAGAGATAAATTGAAATCCTGTATAGTCAGCTTTAATCCTCCTGATGTGTCTATAACATAGATGTTATTTGTATTTACCGCAGAAACAACACCAAACTTATAGTTCTCATCGTTAACAAGGGTACCAAATTGTTTTAGTATCTGATTAGCCATAATTCAAATCGGTATGTTCTACCGTTCCTATGTGGTTTATTAACGAGTTAACAGTTCCCACAATGACTACCTCTTCCACAGTGGTCATAACATCAAGAGACAATCGAGTGGAATTAATTCTGCAAGGATCTCCCACTTTCAATGCAGGGATATGATTTCCGATTCCTATATCCCTGTTTATCTTAATATGTGTATGGGCATTTATCTCGCTGATAGCCTTTTGCTGTATGAGGCTTTCGGACCTGTAAATGCTGTTGTTAATATCAGGAAGATCAACAAATGGAGCAACACTAAATATCCTTACAGGATCTCCATCTTGTCCTGAAACTTTCATATGATAGGTCAACTGTTCATTGAAGTAGGACAAAACAGTCTCATCACCAGAAGTCAAGTTGATCTCCCGGTCAGTTCCAAAAGGGACCTCAGCTTCCTGGGCGTAGATGTTTGTATCTGCCTGGGCATCAGCGAGGTTTTCAAATAAATGCACACAAAAATCTGAACCCATATCTTCCATTCGGAGATACCACTGTCTGTTCGGATTTAAGTTCCAATCAGTTATTGAGAAGGACATAATCCACACTCCGCTTTTTCACCGATTAAACCCATTCGCCATCCTCTTGTGGCACCATCACCATATTCATGACCTTCTTTCTTCATGTCTTTTATGATCTGCTTTGTTCGGTAATCAATCTTCCAAACAATAACATGACCTCTGTAAGCTCCACAGAAATAAAAGGCTTCTATTTTTGCGGCACCTTGTTTATTCAAAGACTGAGAGGCTTCCACAAAAAAGTTGTACTTCTCATATCCTTTTAAAATCAAGGTTTGGTCATTCGGCAATGCAATGGACATTTGTTCAATACCAACTTTCTTTCCTTCTGCCTCGGAAGCCCAGCCTGGATCTTTTTCTCGGATGTCAGGCGAAATGTAAGTGATTCCATCGGCGTATTTTAAAGTGTATTTCATTTTTCTTTCCTTCTTTCTGTATTATTATGAGTACAGGTATCTCAGGGTTAATACCAAGTCAGTAGTGGAACCTGGAGAATGAGTTCCCTGGGTCACATACTGTTTAAGGTTAAAATACAAATTCTTAGCGGCTCCAAGAGGACCAGTATCAAGAGACAATCTTGAGGTCAATCCTGCAAGAGGAGTTCCTGCCCATGTTCCAGACCCGGGTAGAGCATTCGTGGTTGTGATTCCTCTGATACTTGAATCAGCAGGAGTTCCCCCACCCAAGAAATCGTGGGCTGAGGTTGCATGAGTATTATCATCCCAGGCTTCCAAATAAGGAGTGCCAGCTGTTGCTCCATCAAAGTAAATGGCAAAGACGTATCTTGTGTCTCCACCTGACTGTCCACCTGCTGTAGTTCCTGCAAGAGGTACTTGAGCATAGAAAGTAGTGGAAGCATCTTTGATAAATGTTTTCTCTGCCTCATTACTTCCTGAATCAGGTATTACAACGGGATAACGAGTACCTGCAATAGCATCTCCATCCGTCTGTTGTTCTGAGCAAAATGCCAAAGCATCAAGAGTCAGGTCAACAACGACCCAATTTGAAGATGATCCTCCTGCTCCACCGGTAGCGTTTCCAGTGTTTGTCCCGTCATTGACGGAATCATTAAATAACCAGTAAGTGTTAGGTTGTGCCATTTTTCCTTCTCCTTTGTTTAGGTTACATCCTTAATTGCACTTTCTAAATGAATTCCATATATTGCTTTGAAAACCGGAGTAGGTGCAACTATAGTCAGATGCAAGCCCAGGTTTTCTTTCTTGTTACCGTCTGATACATCAAGGTGCATTTTATTGTCCTTGTAGATTATCCCGTCTCCGATTGCTATGTCAAAAGGACAATCACTATCAATGATACTCTGGGTCAGAATAAATGCCGCTTTCAAATCATCAAAGGATTCAAGACCGGCAGAAAAATCAAGCTTGCCATCTTCCCTAATCTCTACCGCTAAGTGGAAATCAAATGGAAGTGTCTCTATTATACTCTGAAAAGTTTTTAAATCAAGCTTTGTTTCTGTAAGGCTCTGAAAGTATGCAGATAATTCCATTTTCAGATGATCATATGCATCCTTACCTACATGAGCATCCCAAGACATATCATCAAAAATATTACCTAATAAACTAAAGTCAGTTTTTAGGTCAGCTATTGATTCGTAGAAGGCTGAAAGATCCATCTTTATATCAGATACTATATTTCCACCTACAAGCATATCAGCACCTAAATTTTCAACAACATCCTGATAAGTCTGAATATCTAATCTCATGTCCTCTAAAGCTGTTTCGTCCATCACAGGAGGAGCAACGTATTCCTCTAAGGATGTGGTCTTAAAAGTGATCAGGTTATCCTTAATTCCATGAAAGTTAGCTTTGAGCCATGCATCGGAACGAACAACACGGGATAGCTGAACAAGAGCGATTGATCCTTCAAGGTTTGCCGCATTCTCACTACTTCTTGTAGAGGAACCAAGAGCAAAAGTATACGCTGTACCATCATCAATTTTTCCAGTTCCCTTTGAAACTGTATCAATGAACAATTCTCCATTATTGCCAAATACAGCATCGACAACATACCATTCATCCTCATTTGGTGCTCCTGCGGTGGCTACAATAGGGGGATTGTTATTACCATATTCACCTATAATTGTGATCTTCCCTCCACTATCATATTGGATACCTTTACCATAGTTGGTCCATCTTGCATCCCCGAGGTGTCCTAATATGGCTCCTTTCTGCGTATTGTCTCCTGATTTGAACATGACTGTTGCAGTTAACCAGGTAAGCATACTAATTGATCCTGATTGAATAAATCCATCATCGGTTCCGTCAAGTATTTGAGCTTTACCAATTGGAGCTAATTCGATAGCACCTGGACCCTGTCCTCCTCTTGGAGTCAATTTAACTGCAAGGTCAGTAGAATTAGGAATTTCACCAGTCAAATCATTCCCATATAATTGCTGTGATAAGTTCCAGACAGAATAAAATCCTTTATTCCATACTGTCTGTGGTGCGGCACTTTCAGATGCAGTACCAATATAGGTATCATTATCATCCTGATCCCTATCATAGTAAAGGTAAAGATCAGTTAAATTTCCTGCTTTCAAGTCCCAATTAGCTTTGGAGACCCACAATACTATTTTCTTATTGAAATCATCAAAGGTATCAACCTCTCCGTATAACTGAGAAACACCATCCTCTTTTGTTATGGCAATCTTTTTCTGGTTTGGATGCTGATTATGTGCCATCTCCATATCACCAAGTCCGTTAATGACTCTGTACTTGGTAAAATCAAATGTGAAAGACATCGAGGTAGTTGTGTATGTCCTGAGCCAGACCCTAACAGGTTCAGCTACGGTTGCTCCAGTATAGGTGTACAATTGGACATATGCTTCTCCTACTGAATCCCAATAATAAGAGGTTATAGTTGTTCCTGCTCTCACTATTCTAAAAGCGCCAGTGGTATCAGAAGTGGCAACCGCTGAGGCAGTCTGAGCGGCAGGGATATAAGCGGTTGAGTTATATTTGACAAAACTGGAATATCGTATGTCAACTATGAACCCAAAATTTGTATCACTTTGAAGTTTAATACCACCTAACCATATGTTTTGCTCAATGTCTGATACCCTTTCCCAATCTACTCTGATATCAAAATCACCTGAAAGGTAATAAGAACTTTGTTGGTACATTAATTTCACGGCTGAGGTTATTGTGTGTCGTATATTATCGGTATTCACTTCAATAAGTCCATCAGTTCCATCAGCATTCACAAGTTCCCACAATCCTGTATTAGGAGGATCTGTATCTGTTCCTGTGAAATCATCCTCATAAACAATAGGCCAAACAGGTGTTCCAAAATTGACCCGGGTGCTGACAATATCACAAACTGCTCCTGAATCAAAATCAGCCTGGACTTTTAGTTCAAACCTAACATTGGATGTATCCGCTTTAACGTAATCGAACCCACCAACATGAGTTCCCCAAACCCAAGAATCACCATCCCAATAAGCCAGATTGTAAGTGGTTCCTATTCGTCTGATTTTTAATTTCCCAACATCAAAAGGCTCATTATATGAGGTAGATCCTGTATCGTTTGTGTCCCTGTACATTCTAAGACCATTTGTGGTATGGTGATACTGACCGAGATAAACAGCATAGCCGTCCTCTGTTCTCATAGTCAATAAGGGAACATAACTCTGTGAGGAACTTGGAGCATCACTGGAGATTCGTTCATATTCTACCTCAAATTCAAAGTCACCTGAAAGATGAACATTGCAGTACATAATGACGTACTCATCATCGGCACCATCAGGAACAGTCATCCTTGCTTTGTTGGTATGGATCAATGCTGTTCCACCCGCGGCATTTGTGGATGATCTCCATAATTTAGAATCAAGAGGATCACCATTTGTCCCGGAGAAAGAAGCATTAGGAGAATCAAGATATCCATAATGTCTGTAGGAGATAGCATCAAAAACATCAGAAACACTCCATTTTCCTTCTCCATCATCCCAAACAGGAGTTCCTGAATTCACTTTCCAGTCTTTAAAGTACGCCTCTGCTAATTTGTTATTTGAATAACAAAGAAGTCCTATGGTTGTAAGTCCTGTTCCTACGGATGTGAAAGTATCAATCAATTCCCATTGAGCATCACCCCAATAGTATCCTTTAAGATTTGCTCCCTCTCGGACTAATCGTAATCTACCCCATTTATCTGTTGTGGTTACTTTTGTGCTATTTCCTCCGCCCCCGTTTCTTAATCTATATTCATGAGGGGATGCTGATCTCCAGCAATTGTGAAGTCCATACCAGGTGTCTCCTGCAATGTCTATTCTTATGCCAATAACAGTATCCACACCAATAATCAAATCCTCAAAATCTACTTGAACATCAAAATCTCCAGAAAGTTTGTACTTTGCCCAGGCAACAGTATCGCCGGCAACTGTACTACAATCAAAATATAATCGGTTATTAAGTATAGTGATAGTATCAATATCATTCAATGAGAGTGTCCACATATTGGAGTTAGGAAGATCACCATCAGTTCCTTCAAAAGTATCGCCCAGGTAATTTACTTCAAGAGGAGCCATCCCTACATCATCACCCAGAACTAAAGGAACAGGGAAATGTTTAAGAGTCTCATCTATGTTGGAAAAATCAATTGAAATTTTCCTTCTGTATTTCCATGTACCTAACCAATCTGTATCAGTCTCAAGTTCTCCAAAGGATACAAGTGTGTCTTTTAATGTATGACCAGTGGCTTTCATCCAATTCTTTGATCTAAGAATGGTAGAAATACGGAACTCAGTTATGATTCCATCAAAGGTTCTATCATCCGCTTCTCTTGAACCAATGTATAAATCACCTGCGGCATCAGTTCCAGATGCCCCTGCTCCTATTGTTGGAGACTGATTTTGGATTTCGTTGCCTTCCCTGTGTAGTACAGGAGTGTTGTCTCCATTCTCAGAGAATGTCAATCCAACCACATTGTGTTCTCCTATGGCAACACTATAGTTCTCGGAAGTGATCGCCGCATCCTGCGTACCACCTGAATCTCTTGTATCAAAATAGATAGCCTCTGTGGTTCTTGTGTAGAATCTCCATCCGCCGTTCGCATTAGGAGCATTTCTTTTTTCGGCAAATCTTCCGTAGCCTCCTTCTCCTACTGTATTAGGATTTGCACAAACCTCAAGAGTCATTGCTCCACTTGGCAGATCATTTATAGAGTCAGCCGCAGGAACTATCAATTGGGCATTATCAGCATCAAAATCAAATCCCCATCCAATGCTTCCTTTAACTCTCTCACTTGATGATATTCCTGATGTGGTTCCATGGTTTCTCATCTTAGAGGAATCAAGAATAGAAGTACCAGGAACCTGTGCCATGTGATTAACAAGGACAAAATCATTATCCCATACTTGAAAGCCAGGATTGTATTTTACTGTTCCTGAGAAAATGACCAGTGAATCAAACTTTCCTGAAACAGAAGGATTAGAAGTCCAGCAAGTCAAGTATAATTGGATAGCAACCTCATACCCATCCATTCCTGAAATTGTATCAACTCCTAATGTTGTCCATCCTGATCCATTCCAGAAATAACCTGTAAAGACATTGTTCACTCTGGTAATTCTAAGAACTCCTGAGGTGTCGCTTGAGCTTTCATCAGTATTGGTTCCATCCACTCCATCATCAGTCTTATAGGATTTATATATTTGAGTGCCATCATATCTTCTTGATACGGTAAAGAAATTATCAAGAGCAGAATCAACAGCGGCAGTCCTTAAAGTCATTGCCCAGGAAGTAGTTGCGGGAATCGCATCCATTTCCCAATCAATTCTGATATCAAAATCACCACTAAGAGTAAACAAAGAACGAATACCATTGTGGCCACCATCTGTAGCAACTACCAGTTTCTCACTTTCTATATGAGTTTGTCCCCATGTAGGGTACCACAATGCTTTGTCCGGTTCTGCATCATCCTCAAGAGCAAAAGCATCTCCTGTAATATTTGTTACTGTCTGTGGGTTTCCTTGAAATCCTATATAGTTCACATCCTTATCAGCGGCAGGATCAAAGTAAATGTATAACTCAGTATCCTTCTTGGAGGATAAAGTCAGATCATCTTTAGCTACCCAAATGACAATCTCTTGATGGACCTCATCAAATCTCTCAATCTCTCCGTACAGTTTTGTTAACCCATCATCCTTTGTTATGGCGATCTTTTTCATATTAGGATGATAAGCATCAGGCCAAACAATAGTTCCCTGGTTGATTTCAAAATTATCTAACCAGTAATCCGCATCCTCATTTGAAGTTGCTCTCCATTGGAATGTAATTCTTGATGGAGCAAAATTAGTGGTGACCAGTGAGCGCCTTTCATCCCAGGCGGCACCATCCCATCTGTATACTTTTACCCAATTTCCATATCGTCTAATTCTTAATTTGCCTGTATCATCTGGCCAGGTGCCCCATCCTGAATCACCATCAACGGAATACCAGTATCCATTCTGGGCACCTGATCTGTATCGCATTATTGTATTACCTGCGATACTCAGATAGGCGGCTCTACCGTCAACTGCTATAGTATCGGCGCCACCAAAGTCAATCTGGATGTCAAAATCACCTTCTATAGCGAATTTAGAATAAAAGGTAACTGTATCACCAAGATTGACTTCATTCCTCTTATAACTGATTCTCTCATTTATTGCATCCCAAGAAAATCCATCAGCGGCATCTGTTACAGGAGTTGTCCAGTAATCAGAATTAAAGGTAGAGAAATCATCACCCGTGATATCACCAGGCGCCATTACACTAAAAATATCAGCAACATCCTGTGAATCTTTTCCTGCGGAATCATTCATTACGATTGCAAGAGGGAATTGTGTAAGATCCTGTCCTAATTTAGTATGATCAACTATCACCTTTCTTCTGTAATTGAAACCTGTAAGAAAAGGAACTTCTTTAGGCTCAAAGGATAAAAGGTTATCTGTCAAGTTGTTATAGAATGTCTTTATCCATTCAGATGATCTTGCCTGCCATGATAACTCTGAATAAAATAATCGTCCTGGAAAATACCCTCCAGTCGGTCCTGTTGTTCCCGGTTCTGCTCCCAATAACAATGGAGTGGTCAATGTGTAAGATAAGTCTCCTGTTACATTGATATGACTGAAAAACTTACCATCAACATAGAATTTTACCTTTGCTTCATCATAAGTGGCGTATACAAAATGATATCCAGGAGAGAAATAGGTATGTGCTATGCTTGTTGGAGTCCTATAACTGCTTGCTATATAATGACTTGAATCCAGATCATCAGGAGAAGGATCAAAATCAATAGAAAATCCTCCTGATTGAGTACAAGACATAGGTTTTGAATCTCCAGGAGTGGTTGTCCAATCAGGCAGATAGAAAAAAGATGCAATGGAGTATTTATCAACAACTCCGACCTCAGGGTAATCATGCATCGGAATAGATACACAATCATTTGTACCGTCTAATTGGTGAGCAAGACCTCCCATGGGTCCTTGCACTACATCAGCATCATCCATATCTCCCTCATATGTCCCATGTGAATGTCTTCGGCAACAATCAGGAGCAACTGAATTCTTGGTACCACTTTGTGCATGATTCCAAATTCCTCTGTAGGACCAATCCCAGACATTATCACCAGGATAGATGGAAACCTTATCAGCGGAGTTTATCTTAAAATCAGAAACCTCTACAAAGAAAGGTTCATTATCAAATGCTTGAAAAATTTGAAGGAATACGGGTTCATCATTAAACAGTGTGTAATCCATTTCAACAAAGGATCCTGCACCATCTTTATAATAAGTCCTGACATTTGCTCCTGTACGGACAAGTCTTATGGCTCCATAAGTCTCTGAGGCGGCAACTTTAGATGAGGTAGTCCAGACATCATTTAGACTCGTTTGAGAAACATACCCATCCTCACTATCAAATCTAACATAGGCTCTATTTGCCTCAGTCTGCCACAGATATAAGGAGAGTTCTTTGTTTACTCCTGTGGAGGCTCCCCAATTGCTGACATCTCCAGAGAATTCAATATCAAAATCACCATCAAGCCAGAAATTGGATAACAGTACCGAATAAGATCGTGTGGTAGTACTTTCAGGACAATTAAGTCTACACTTACCATCAAATAAGTAGGCTTCCCTCATATACCTTTCATCAGTATTTGTTTGCCATAGATTGTGTCCTCTACTCCACAAGAATCCGTCAACAGGATCGTTATCCTCACCAGAGAAAGCATCACCAGTAATTTCTGTTGTGGCATCTATTTCTTCATTTGTCTTACCTATATAGTATTTATTCTTTTCCTGTTCATCATCAAAGTACAGGTAAATAAAATTATCCTTATCAGGATCTAATTCCCAATCATTTCTTGATGCCCAGACAAGGCCTCTCTTATTCCAGACATCAAAATTTTCAATCATTCCGAAAAGTTGAGTGACTCCATCATCCATTGTGATAGCAATTTTCTTTGCATTAGGATGAGTTCCATAAGGCCAAATGACTCGTCCTTCCACAACAGTAAAGTTATCCCAATCAACAGTGGCACCAGAATTCACCTCAGCTTGTGAAGTCATTTCAATAAAGGCATGTCCTGTGGCTGTATCAGCAAATGTATATCCTGCTGTATCACCTTCCCAATCCCATTGAGATCCTGACCAGGAGTAAGCTTTAATGACTGTTCCTACTCTTGTGAGTCTGAACTTTCCTGATGTATAGGCGTAAGGAGCGGTTCCTGTTGTTAAGGATATATTCAAAGAGTTAAGAAATGGAAGTCTTACTCCACCTGCACTATCAATTCTCATTCCTACCCTAATATAATCACCGTCAATTCTGACACCAAAATATTCAGGATAACTCCTATCGGCAGAAGGAGTGTCCGCTGATATCTCGTCAAAATCTACCTGAATGTCAAAATCACCCTCAACAGCAAAAATAGATTGTATCCTCATATACTCATCATTCGCGGTATCGGGAATTGTTGATCTTAACTTATTGGAATTTATCAGAAAAGTTCCTGAGGCAGAAGTATCATGAGAAAGGTACCAAGCATCTTCATCAGGTTGACTTGCATCATCTCCAGTAAAAGTATCAAGGAATGTATTAGGCCAAACTATCTCGCCTGAATTTACAACAAAATTACTGATATAGGCATCAATCCCAGGATAGGCATGATAATGGGAACTGTAAAATAGGATATAAACATTAGAGGTATTTACAGCTTGAGTTGCCATCCTCTGCATTCCATTACCAATATCAAAATAAAATGAAATGTTTGATCCAACCCTAACTATTCTAAAAGTTCCTGAATCAATGTCGGTTTGCTGTGACCATGTTGTGCTTCCATTGTATCCTGCTGAGATATGTTCATCTGTGTAATTGGTTCCTCTTGTGACATTGACATTCCAAGAATCTCCATAAACTCTAAAATGTGTAAAACAACCCCAAAGATGAGTCAACCCAGGTACATCAAAATCTGCCTGTATGTCAAAATCACCTTTAATGTCGAATGCTGATTTAAAATTAGGAACTGTAGATCCCGATCCAGGTGCAATGCTCATATCCAATCTATTGTTTAATACTGTTGGAGTTCCTGTTGAGATAGTCCAGAGTTCAGTATCAAGAGTCTTTCCATCAAATCCACCAAAGGCATCATCAACATTTGTTCTCTGGTTGTTCCATGTGTCAAGCTCATCAAATACATCATTGGTATTATCTCTATTGCCTGCTCCTTCTGGCCACTGAGGAATCCCTTCATTTACAACAAAGTTGGATATATCAGAAACGAGGTTTTCATTTGCCTCTTGTTTGAACCATAATTGAACTTGGGCAGGACCCTGTACATCATCTGAAAATACATGACCTGCTGTACTTCCTTCCCATTCCCATTGTGCGCCTGTCCAATAATAACCAGTCAGTACTGCACCTTTCCTGACGAGTCTTAACTTACCAGAATCAAGAGTGGCAGAAGTATGTAAATCCCATGTATCACTTGGTCCTGATAAAGCATATCCATTTGTTCCTGATGTTCTTCCTCTCCCAACATAAAAATCACCAGAAGGAAGCATTAAGGTTAATACCGCGGCGTATTGGGCACTTGTAGTAGGAGCATCAATTGTGGTGACATCGAAATCCAACTGAATATCAAAATCACCCAATAAGAAATAGGCAGATGTTACTCTGGACTCTGTATCATAGGATTCAGCAAGAGAATCAAATCTCCACTTAGAATCTTTAATGTAGGATTTATCATATGGATTGGAAAGTGTCCATAAAGGAGAATTGATATCACTATAATCCTCTCCACTAAAATCATAATCAAGATCGGTGATCTTATTCTTGCCTACCATTTCTCCCAAAGGAATAGCAAGAGGAAAATGCCGTAACTTTTTCCCAATATCGGACTTATCAATATTGATCTTCTTTCTATGTTTCCATGTACCTAACCAGTTAGACATGTTGTGCTCCTATTATAATAAAACTTCGTGGTCGGGATCTTCCTCACATATCAGTCTAATTTTGAATCCTTTTTTACCTTCTGAACATCCCTGACAGACAGGTTGTTTATACATCTTTGCTCCACAAGTAGGACAAGGAAAGTCTGTATAATCAAGTTCCATCTTCTGTCCTGTGTATTTTCCTTTTGTCTTTCGGACTCTCTGTGGTTTTGTTTGATCACCATCAATCCGTTCAGGAACGAATCCGAGTTTTTCCTTTATATCGGCATCCCTGGCATCATCAGTCTGAATCCAGAACTCTCCATCAATTTCATAAAATTCTCTGTTCTCGGGTTTTGTGTCAGTAGGATACCATCCATCCTGTGCTAATGCCTCAACCATGACATCTTTGGGATTGTCTAAGGCTCTTTTGTAAATATCAAAAGCCTTTAATACTGCATCTGCTGGAAATACTTGCAACATTTCAAGAATCTGTTTATCCGGTTTTTTCATTTGTCTATCCTTCTTTTATTCTATTAATTAACATTGCCATTCGTACTTAGCTATATAAGTTTCTCCTACACACTCATAGGATGAATCAGGAAAAGTATAATCGTCAGGACAAGGATGATAGCATTGTTTGTTCCATCCTTCGTATTCACAATTCAAAACATTATCAGGACCGTAAATACCACATCGCATCCACCCTCTATTCCATACACTACCTCGGCACCATGTTGTTTTATATTTTCCGTCATAACAATTGAAGCAAAGATATGACCACCCTCCACCTTCTATTAATTCCCAATGACCAACTGTTGACTTAATATCTACTGTACAGCATCCGACAGTTTCAGTCAATGACCCACAATGACCTTCTGGCATAGTGATAATTTTTGATACGCCATTGGAGCACGTATATTCAGCGGATGAGCCCGGTGAGAGTGTTGCTGGACCGACTACTGTATCACAATCTCCGCAAGTCAGCAACCGGTTATCCTCGCAGTCCTGAGCGCATTGGGCAATGTTCTCATTCATTATAGTGTTAAAAGATTCTGTATATTCGGGAGTTCCTTCTTCATGTCCAGCATCAAGAACTTCCTGATGAATGGTAACTTCTTTGTCATATGTGTTTCCTTTTTCTCTTACCTCGGAATCACAAAGCTCGGAACAAGGGCAAGAAAATCCACTCTCAGGACAATCTTCCGGTGATTGTGTTCCAAATCTATACCCATCCCTTTCTGCATCGTTTGTGGCATTGTCAGCATTCAATATCCTGTTCATTACAGGTGCAAGGCAAGGATCTGCTCCGCCACCACCAGGTGCTGAAGGATCGCCTATTGTCCAATCATTTCCACTGTCTTCAAATCCACCACTATCATCATCGCCATAATCAGAATATTCAGGATCGTATTCGTCATAGTCCTCATTATAATCAGGAATTTCAGCAAGGCTACAATCTCTGGCATGTAAAGTGATTTCACTTAACAATCCTGCCTCTGTTCCATCTGACATGCTTACGGTAATTTCAGCATCGCAGTCCTTTTCTTCTCCTAATGTTCTCCAGGAAACTAAGGTTGCTCCCTCTGCATGATAGTTGATAAGGAGTTTTGTTCCTGTCTCTAAAGAAGTATCAAGATCAATTGTTCTGCCATCATGTGAGGCATAAAGATCATTTGATTTGGATGTATCTGATTCCGCATATACTCTGGGAACTTGTGCTGAGGAAATATCTATCTCGGATTCACATTGAGTGGTTCCTGAAATAACATTCTCAGCGTAGGTTGCTTCATTCCTTATTTCCACATTCTTGAGTTTCTTATTCTCACTGGAAAGAACACCACATCCTTTTGTGATACGGATTTTCACATCCTGACCAGTTGCTGGAATCTTACTTACTGTTGCCCATACAAGAAGATGTCCTAAGTTACCAAGACAGACATCATCAGGAGGGTTTGCTTTTATATTCAATGAAGATCCACAGGCACAAGTATTACCAAGTTTTATTTCAATCTCATCCCTGGCCCCTTCAACATCGGCAGATATTGTAACATCAAGGGCAACTGTTCCAGCTGTTACTCTGTTGACAGCACAACCAGATGTGACATATGTAATCCTAAGAGACTGATCACAAAAGGCAAACGGGCTGTGGACTGTAATTGTGTTTCCGCTAACTGATCCAAATTCTTCATCCCAGAAGTTCTCTAAGTTTCCTGAATCAGAGTAAGCCCAAATGCCCACAACACTCTCAATAGGATAATCAACTGTAACCTCATAGAAGTTATCGGCGGTATGTTTCTTTCCTACGAGCAAGTAATTCTGGGTAGCTGTTACTGCCTGCTCAAGAGTGACTCCTGTTTCTGTTTCCCAAGACACCATTGTATTATTTGGTGCGGGATTATTCTCAGCATCATTGACGAATGCAAGCAAAGTTCCTGTGGAAGCTCCATCAGCAGGAAGACAATCAGAATCATCAACAGCCTCAATGGTGATACTGTAACCTGATCCTACTCCACCCAATGCGCTGATTCTTATCCTGTTTCCAAAATCAGGAAGTTCTTGATTCTCTGAAACATCGGCAATATCATCATCGGTAAGAGTGTGAACGGCAACTAAAGGATGATAGGTATCTTGCTTTATTACAAGGTTACCATCATTCGTACAGGCAACATAAGCTCCAATGAAGTCAGCCAGTTCATTTATTACATCAATAGGATATAGATTATCTACCACATAAGTGTTGGCAATGATGTTGTAATTGTTTACCTCTGAGGTAATAGTTATATCAGCAATCACTCCCATTTGAGTCAAAATATTGGTAAAAGTTGTATCTGTTTCCCAGTATCTTGAAACCTTTTGAGCAAAGGGAGGACCTGCTTTGGCTGACTCTGATCTACCCCAAACACCAGGGCTTGTGGTTCCATCCTCATTTGCTATCATCACTGGCTTTTCAACAAAGAAGGATCCCTGAGAAACCCAAGCGGCATCAACTTTGGTCAATACTTCAACCGTTGCCGATGGAATATCAGT